CGGCATTGTGTACTGCTGTCCATGCGCAGCCAAAATCTCCGAGGCCACCTTAATGTTGAATCTATCGTTGCCTTCTCTGACAGATCCAATGTTGTCATCACCATATGTACAAAGGGCGACGTTCTCTCGAAAAGGTCTCCTCGTCTCAAAGGACTCGGCAGGATAAACAGTGTAGTACACACAACGTAGATTCAATGACCCACAGATGCCATTTATGGCAACAGTCAAAGAGTTTCCACTAATGTGTGTCCCACTTGTCAATCCTATCAAATCTCCATTGAAGCATATGTAAGCAAACACAATGTCACCCACCATTGCCCGCATCACACGAATATCTTCCTCCGTGTATTGACAATGCGATGCCAAATCAATCAAAACTCGCAAAGCGGCTATAATCATCTGAGTTGGTAATTTTTGGTCATAACAACCATAGTCACCACCCAAAACTCGATTCTCTCCAAACTTGAGCACATGGTTTTGAAATTCCTCCCACTCCGGGCCATGCGCATTTATCCCCACAGCACACTCAGACACTAATGGGTTCATTTGCATGAATCGGAGTATCGGCAAATAGTACTTGCGAATGAGGAATGTCAACGCCATGGCATTGCCATAAAAGATTCTGCACTTAGACTTAGACAAAATCTCATCCTTCTTGCACGCTTTTGCAATAGGATAGGCACGTTCACCACATCTATACAAGTTCTCACAACGTTCAATCTCAAGAACTATAGCCGTATCGAACTCTCGTTTCACAAAGCCTGTTTTATCTGGCTCAGACTCTGTGATAAAATTTCGCTTGGGGCCACTCAAAGGAAAGCCTATCGACGTGTCCATTTTGATTGCATCAATGAATTTGCAGCCGGGTATGCCATGAATGTTATCAAAATCCGACAAAGGTTTCATCGCTCTCCACATGTCACGCTTCACCAACTGGACCAGGTCTGACTTGTAATCTTGTACAGCTATTTTGAGAACTGCATAAGAAAACATAGTCCCTGGGTTTGCTAAATTAGCTAGACACGTCTGCCAACCATACCAATCGG